TCAGAGTCATTTGCAAAAGCCGCTAAAGGCAAAGCAAAGAGCTCAAAGTCAAAGTCAAAGTCAAAGAGCAAAGCTCCGAGCATGAAGGTAATGATGAAGAACGAAGCTATGCAGCAACGCGGTTACAAGGGTGACGGCGGCTATTAATGCCGGGTAATCCAAAGTTTCCGCCATTGCCAGCAACGACTCAAAAGAACTACAAGTCACGAGGGAAAAAGAAAAATGGCAGCAAAAAAACAAAATAAGTCAAGCGTAAACAAGGCTGGTAATTACACCAAGCCAACGATGCGTAAAACTTTGTTTAAGAAAATTAAAGCTGGCACTAAAGGTGGAGACCCCGGAGAATGGTCGGCTCGCAAAGCACAACTACTTGCCAACGAATACAAGAAGGCTGGCGGAGGATACAAGAACTAATGGCTTTGAAAAAACCGCAACAGTCGTTGAAGGATTGGTCATCGCAGAAGTGGAAAACTTCCGACGGCAAACCATCAAAAGGCAAGAAGCGCTATTTGCCCGAGGCTGCTTGGAATGCTTTGAGTCCAGCAGAAAAAGCGGCAACCAACAAAGCAAAAGCCAAAGGCAACGCAGCTGGCAAACAGTTCGTTAAACAACCGAAGAAAATTGCAAAGAAAACGAAAGACTACAGATAATGCCAAAATCAAAATATTCACCAAAACAAAAAAAACTTGCTCGTGTTGCTGAACCACGCGATGCAATAACTGGCGCAGATTTTAAAGCGCTCAAGAAGAAGCCAAAGAAAAAGTAATGGCCAAGAAAAACATGACGATGTCACAAGCGTATAAAAGCGCAGCGTGGACTCGTAAAGAAGGAAAAAACCCAGAAGGTGGATTGAACGCCAAGGGTCGTGCTTCGTATAAAGCGGAAACAGGTGGAACATTAAAGCCACCCGTATCTGCCAAACAAGCGAAGAAGTCGCCTAAAGCGGCGGCTCGACGTAAATCTTTTTGTGCAAGAATGAGTGGAATGCCGGGCCCAATGAAGGATTCAAAAGGCAAGCCAACACGCAAAGCGTTGGCTCTTAGGAAATGGGATTGCTAATGGCTAGACAAAGCAACGTTGACAAACTTTCTAATTACAGAACGAGAATTTCGTCTTCTCGTGATTTTGTAAAACAGATGAACTATGACCAATTGTGGCAAAGACTCATCAACTTATATCGCGGCAAGCACTATCGCGGTCAAGCAGTTGGCGACCGCTTGCTGGTAAACATTGCATTCTCCACGATTAACACCTTGGTTCCTTCGGTTTCTATCGGTCGTCCAAAAATCAATGTAAACCCACGTACGGATGAAGACGGTGACAAAGCAATTGTTACCGAAAGTATTATTAATTATTGGTGGCAACATTACGATTGCCAAACCGAATTTACTCGTGCAGTCAAAGATTACTTAATCATCGGCCATGGTTTTCTCAAAACGGGTTACAGATTTGTAGAAGAAGAAAAAGTCAACGAAGTTGATTACTCCGACGAAGCAGCGGTGAAAGAACCAGCAGACGACGCAGAATCACAATTAATCATTCGTGAGGACCGACCATTCCTTGAAAGAGTGGACCCTTTTGATATGTACGTGGATGTAAACGCCACCACGATGGAAAACGCACGATGGATTGCACAACGTGTTCGTCGACCATTGAAAGCCGCAAAAGCAGACAAGCGTTATGACTACGCAGCAAGACAAGAGCTACAAGCTTCTGGCTATGGCACTACTGGCAACTACATGGGATACCTCGGTTATGCCCCGAACCCTGCCGTAAATACGTACGGAACAAGTATGGATGAGGCGTATTGCGACATCTACGAGTATTACGACATTGAGTCAGGCGAGATGTCCGTGTTCAGCGATACCGGTGGAGATAAGTTCCTCATCAAACCAATCAAGATGCCTTATCTGTTCGGGCATCCGTTTATCATGTTGCGAAACTACGAAATTCCTGGCTTCTTCTACCCAATGGGCGAACTAGAAGCGATTGAACCGTTGCAGTACGAATTGAACGAAACCCGTACGCAGATGATGAACCACAGAAAGCGTTACTCACGCAAGTGGCTGGCGATGGAATCAGCATTTGATGACTACGGTCGAACAATGCTTGCATCAGACGATGACAACGTAATCGTTCCGGTTAAGGGTTCAGAAAACCTCAACAACGTCGTCGTGCCAATGCCTGCGGTAATTAACCCACCAGAGTTCTACAATCAGTCTGCGCTCATTATCAATGACATTGACCGTGTATCTGGTGTTTCCGAATATCAGCGTGGTTCGATTCCCGAGACCACCCGTACCGCCCGTGAAGCATCAATCATTGCTGAAGCTGGCAACGCCCGTGTAGCCGAGAAACTCATAACCATTGAGAACAACATTGCCAAGTGCGCCCAAAACCTCATCATGTTGGCTCAACAATTCATGACGGGTGAGCAGACGGTACGCATTGTAGGCACCGACGCGGCACCAGTGTTCTTGACTTTTGACAGAGACTATATTGCTGGTCAGTTTGATTTCACTGTTGAGGCTGGCTCTACGGCTCCTCGCAATGAGGGTTTCCGCCGTGACATGGCTTTGCAGATGGTTGCGGCTCTTCAGCCGTTTGCCCAACAGGGTTTGATAAACATGCCAAAACTTGCCGAATATGTGCTCAGTATTGGGTTTGGCGTCAAAGACCCACAATCGTTCTTGCAGGAACCGCCACCGCCGCCAGGCATGGAAGGTATGCCGCCAGGTATGGAGGGTATGCCACCAGAAGGCATGATGCCACCGGGGATGGAGGGTATGCCGCCAGAAGGCATGATGCCACCAGAAATGGAAGGTATGCCACCAGGCGCACCACCTTCGGGTGGTATTGAAAGCCTGCCACCAGAACTACTTCAAGCATTACTAGCGCAAGGTAGGTAATGAACTAAGGTAGTTATATAGGGGTATTTCCCCGGGAACAACCAAAGAAGGACGGACTCCCATGACAATGCAAAACACTGACGCAACAGACGAACAATTAACTCCCGAAACGGAACAATTGATTGATGAGAATGAAGCGGTAGTAGAAACTCAAGATGAAGAATTAGATTTGTTTGATGTCACAGAGTACGGCGACAAAGTCGTCAGACTCCAAGTTGACGGAGAAGAAGTTGTAGTTCCAGTCAAAGAGGCTCTAGCTGGTTACCAGCGTCAAGCGGATTATACCCGCAAGACACAGGAAGTCAGCGAGCAAAGGAAGCAATTGGAATTCGCGGCAACTTTACAGGACGCCCTGCAAAAAGACCCCGAGAATACGTTGCGCCTGTTGAACCAGCAGTTCGGTAGAACTCCAATGACGGTGGCAACGCCGGAAGAGGACGAATATCTAACAAGCGAAGAACGACAGGTAAGGGATTTAACTAGTCGCCTTCAAGCGCTCGAGCAAGAGCGTGCGATGGATTCACTGATTAAAACCATTGATACTTTGCAGGAGAAATACGGCGATGAATTCAACGCAGACGAAGTTGTATTCAAAGCGAACCAACTTGGCATAACCGATTTGGAAGCAGTTTTTAAACAGCTCGCTTTCGACAAGGTGTATCAAGAAAAAACTAAGGCCAACGCAAAGTTGACCGAAGAACAGGGTCGCATAAATGCAAAACGTAGCGCTTCGGTAGTTTCTAACGGAGCAACGGCGAAGAGTTCGGCACCGAAATCTGCTCCACCCAAATCCATTCAAGAAGCCTATGAGATGACAAAACGTCAACTCAACGGCTAAATCAATCAACATGAACAGGAGTTCATATGTCAGGTAATCCAAATTTCAATGCGCTGTTAAGCACAACGCTCCAGAACTATCAGCCAACGCTGGTAGACAACATTTTCAAGGACCTAGTTCTCTTGAATCACTTGAACGAACGCGGTCGCGTGGTCGTTGAAGAAGGCGGTACGTCAATCGTAGAGCCACTCATGTACGCAATAAACAACACTGTTTCTTCGTACAGCGGCTATGACGCAATTGACCTCACACCACAGGACGGCATCTCTGCTGCTGAATACCAATGGAAGCAGATGGCTGCCTCTATTGCTATCTCGGGCATCGAAGAAGCAAAGAACCGTGGAACCGAAGCAATCATCAAGTTGCTCAACGCCAAAGTTCAACAAGCCGAAATGTCGCTCAAGTCTTCCTTGAACGACCAGTTGTTCGCTGACGGAACCGGCAACGGTGGCAATGACTTTAACGGTCTTGGCAACATCGTCGGAACCCAGAACAACACTGTCGGTGGAATTGACGCTTCGTCAAACACTTGGTGGAATCCAACCCAGGCAACGAACATGGCAGCGGCATTGTCGCTTGCCAACATGGCCGATGTCTATAACCGTGCATCACGGGGTTCGGATGTTCCAGACATCATCGTCACTAACCACACCTTGTTTGAGAAGTATGAATCGCTTCTCACGCCAAACGTGCGTTATCAAGATGTTTCAAAAGCAAATTCGGGTTTCACCAACCTGATGTACAAGCAGACACCAATGGTGTTTGACTTGGCATTGGCCACTGACTCATCGGATGCGCCAATGTACTTCTTGAACACGAAGTACCTCAAGCTCACAGGGCTCAACGGTTACTGGTTCGCAACGACCGATTTCCAGAACGGCACAGTAGCGGGCGTTGATGCTCGTTATGCGCTAATCATGTCGTACGGTCAGTTGACCTGCAGCAACCGTCAACGTCAGGGTTACATTACAGCTGACGCCTGATAAATGTTTCGGATGGATGGGCTTGAAGGGGGCCATCCACTCGGAGTAATAAAAAACAACAACAAAAACAAAACCCAACAAATAGTTAGGTATCTGCCGAAAGGCAAGGAGAAATAACAACTATGTCCACTAATAACAGATTCGTCGTAGAACGCACAAACGTTCTCAAAGACGACGTAACAGTAGGCACTACGTACGCCGCACTTGATGCTGGAGACTTCGGTTTCTACGGAGTCGCAGGTCAAACCTACGAATTCGATGCCCGAGTCGTTTACGACGCAGACGGTGCAACAGAAGGCGCTGCTTTCTCAATCACCGCAGGTGCAGCACCAACAGTAATTCAGTTCGTTGTGGTCTTTCCAACGACTGCAACAGCCGAAACCGTGACGCAGTGCAATGCAATTGACACCCCAGACCACGGCACTGCCTCAATAGATGGATTGAACACAGCCCAAGTATTTGGCGTTGTGACACCATCGGCAGACGGGTTCATTGCGGTCAGCGGCATTGCAGAAACTGCAAGCAAAATCACAGCCAAGGGTGGTCTTTCAACCTTGTCGTGGAAGCGCATTGACTTCCCAGCACAGCCATAATCGCTAACCCGTAAGGGTTGCAACGGATTTGGTGGGAGTCGTGAATTATCTTCCTTCGGATGATTCGTGGCTTCCACCATTTTCCTATGTGTGGGATGCAGAGAAACCGGAAGAATACGTGTATGACCCAGAAATCACCAACAGGTGGTTTTGGGAACTACAAGGTAACGACACCAACTAATGTGTAAGAAAGCATAGAAGGAGCAACTTATGTCAAGACAAACAGTCCAGTTAGGTCAGGGCCTATCGGGTACGGAGCGTTACGGGACGGTTCATACTGGCGAAGTGCGACAAATGCTGCCTGCGCACATGCAGTCCGGGATTGAACCCGCACCACCTTCCGGCATTAAGTACGGCATTAATTCTCAATGTGCTTACGTTAAAGCTGACGGCGAAAGATGCATGGCGCCAAGAAAAAGAGAAACTGAATTTTGTGTCGGCCATGGTAAAAAAATTAAGAATGAAACCGAGGCTTTGCTCAAAGAGGAGTCTTTGGTCGCTGAAGAAGTTTCAATAACCAAGGAGTAATTAATGGCAATTCCATTTCAAAACGAAAACTTAACTCTGTCGCAAATGCGCAGTCTTGTTAGTCAACTTTCTGATTTGGACATTGGTAATGACCCAAACGACGACATTACGGTTGACTTGGTCAACTCCTTTATTAAAGAAGGCTTTCAAAAGATTTACAACCTAACTACTAGATTTCCCTACTACCAAGCGACTTACAGTTTTTCAACCGTAGCAAATCAAAGAGATTATGCGGCATTTGGTCAAACACTTCCGACACTAGGGTCGACAACGAGCAGCATTACCGACTTAAATCAAATCATTTCTGTTGTCAATAACAGCAACGCCGGTAACTCATTGATTTACATGGACCAGTTCAAGATGGAAAGTCTTTTTGTTGGTACGAGAGATTTTGCTAGCTTGCCTGCATATTTTACGATTTGGGCTGACCGACTTAATCTGTATCCAAAACCAGACGCCGTTTACTCTTTTACAATTCGTGGCTACCGTCGCCCACTTCTCACATGGTTAAATGACATCAACTTAAGTATTGATATAAGCCCTGACATGCAACTGCCGTTGGTCAATTACGTAATGTCACGCATCTTTCAGTTCCAAGAAGACCCAGAAATGGCAGCCGTTTACAATCGTCAATTTGAGCAAGAGGTTGCTTTGGTGCAAGGCAACTTGACCGCACCGAACAACAATCAACCGTTAATTATGAGCGGCGGTTTGCAACTACCGTTTGATTTAGGTTATTACGGCAACCGTATTTCAATTATGCCTGGTGCCCCTCCAACCGCGTTTGTGTATTAAATGGCCCAGATACTTTTTGACCAGGTCCGTGATTTTACAGGCGGTATAAATTTTCGTGCTGACCAGTTTCAGTTAGCCAAAAATGAATCACCGCAGATAATCAATCTTGAAGTAGACCCACGAGGCGGCGTGTTTTCTCGTGCTGGCTACAAAAAGAAACACCCCAACGAAATAACCGTTCCCTGGAAACCAAAAGGTTTGTTTGATTATCGGTACCCTTCGGCACCGCATATTATGCTCACGACAGGATTCAACTCAACGGGTTCAGTAGACGGCAGAGTACTGAAATCTACTGGCGGAGATTTTGACATTCTTAATTCCGCTGCTGCCACTCCGGTAGCCGTCAAGTCACCCAATGGTGCCAGCATGACCCAGTGGGAAGACACTCTATATATCGCTCTTGGTAGTTCCGCTACCGCAATGTGCAAATGGAAAGTAGGCGATACTTTCACCACTGCGCTCACTGCTTCCGGACC